CCGAATATTTGCATTGCCTTGCGTTGCTGGTGCTGATGTAACATCAAGTTCAAGCTGTAAAAATGATGCTCCTTTTGGTTCTCCCGCACCTGCTGCTATACGATTGTCAAGCGTGACAGGGGTGTCGCCTGTGTAGGAGCCACTATTCGGATCTTCATCAGCCGTTAATCCAGTTGCATTTCCCTGTGCTTCTATCCTGGTTCTTGATTTTAAAAGTGCTTCGTTTGCCATTTTTAAACTCCTGCAAAAGCATTAAAAAGACTGCTCACAACAAATTCAAGATCATCATCAAAATCAGGAACTGGATCAGAGTCAATGGCTGTCTTTATAGTTGTGTTTGTAATTACACCCAATGCATATTCTTTTACACTTGCTGAGCCATCGAGAATTTTACTGGCATAAACAATACGGGCTGCGTGTCCTTCAGTAGCGTCGTCCTCTGCCATAACTGCTATGGCAGCTTTATACATGTGCCATTTAATTTTATCTTGAAATTCCATACGAAGATGATACGTGGCATTTCTTAAAATCATAATATTCTCCTGTTAAAATTTTGATTAAAGTTAGTTTCCTCATATACCCTGCTGTTGTTGTATTTGCTCACGCTCTTTGATTGCGGAAACAAAAGCAGTTATTTCCTGTAACTGTTGACCTTGTTCTTTTGCCTCAGCAGTCATCAACTTTGCTATTGCATCAATCTTTGAATCAAAACCATCAATCATAGTCTGGATGCCTTCGAGTTGTAATTTCTTTTGTTCAAGATCCAGCTTACCAGATGCAAGTTGTTGATCTGGTGTTGGCCCTGGTGGTTGTGGTTCTTCTTCCCCTGGTTCTAATGTTCTCAACCCAGGAGGAACAAGCTTCTTTGCTCGTTTCAATAATTCGTCCGACATAGGCATGTCAAGAAGACTGATAACCAAATCAGGTGAAGCCGCTGCAAGATTCGGCATGGTTTCAAGAACCTTGAGAAGTGTGTCAAGAGCCTCCTCTCTTTGTGTGACATATGCAGGACCGATGGTTGCCACAACATCATATTTCCCTATTCCGATATCATTGATGTATTCTGAATGGTCTGTTTGAACAATAAATTCCTCATCAAACTCCCCTTGCTGTATAATCGGTGAATCTGGTCTTGCATTAATCGGAACTGATTTTTCTGTATCACCCTCACCCCTAATCCTGATAATACGCTCAGAATCATAAACATGTGGAATGATATCAATCAAAACTTTAGCAGAATAAATTAAAGCATACTCAA